AGGTGTTCCTTTAAATATATCTTCTTATGTTTCTTGTCTATTGCTACTTCAGTAAGTGAGTCAGGGTCAATACTAAAACCAAAGTCCATTCCACAAGAAGTCTGTAAGTCATCAGGATTAAATGCACCTATAGTCCAATTCTCAAAGACTACTCCTTCTGCCTTTGCTAACCATCCTCCCATTATCTTATGTGTGTACTTTTTAAAGTTAGTATGCTTTATGCTCTTAATACGCTCTAGGAAGCTCTCAGATAGATTAACTATATTATCTAGGTATGTACTATGAATGTAGCATACATTGTCTTTAATGCCATTAAAACCACCTTCAACACCTTTGTCTTCAAAAAACCTCTTGTATATCCAATGTTCCTTAGTAACAGGATTCAATACTAATATGATTCTATTCTGCACTTTCTTTTCTCTTATACTTAAGTCTATTGTATCAAAGATGTTTTCATCTACAAGTTCTTCAGCTTCATCTAAAACCCAAGTGCTTATGCCTTGTAATGACTTTAGACTTGCAGTCTGATTACCTGCTGATGTCTTGATACCTCTAAATAAAATGTCTGATTTGTTTCCTAAGTTTATTACCTCTGCTTTGTTTACACTAAATGTATTGTCATATCCAAGTAGTCCTATCTTCTCTAAGAACTCAGGAATGATTGAAAGGTGAGCCGAGGTCATTGTATAACGTGTGAATAGGACTCTAACATTCCTAGACATAGTTAAGAGCGTAAGAAAGACTGTAACTGCAAAAGACTTACCTGAACCCCTACCTCCTGTTATGATAAAGTATCTAGCATCTGAATTAAATAGTGCTGTGTATTTGTCGCTAAGATTCAGAGCTTATAAAGTTTATTAAAGGTACATTAAGACTTTCTTCATTAGTAGTTACGTCTACTCTTTGCTGTGGCTTACCATAGAAGTATTCAAAGTATAGCTTGACTGCCCATTGTTGCTTTTGCTTTATACCTTCTTGTAAAGCTTCAAGTGCTATTCCACTCATTGGTGTTAAGTGTTCTATTAGCTTTTGTTCTTCTCCTTTACTTTTGCGTCCTGCTCCTTCTCTTTTTCCTCCGTGTTCCATTTTGAAATAATTTGATTAATCAAGTGTTAATATATAATAGAAATTATTGTTATTTATTTAAAACATAGTTAGTTGCTGCTTATGTTTAGTTATTCTTTTCATAGCTTCTTTGTAGTATTCTTTGTCAAGTTCGCAAGCTGTTAAGTCAAACTTTAGATTATGACAGGCTATTGCTATTGAGCCACTACCTAAGTGAGTGTCTAAAATCTTATCTCCTTCTTTTGCATAGTTCATTAATAGCCATTCGTATAAAGCTATAGGTTTCTGAGTAGGGTGCATTCTTATACTTTTCTTGCCTACTCCTTTTATAGCCCCAATAAATCCATACCTATTACCATCCCACATATACTTAAAAATCTTTGCATTTTTATCAAAAGAAGTCCAAGCCATTTCACAATCAGCATAAGTGTCAGAATGGTTTAATTTATCCCAATTCAGATAACATCTTGTATTGCTTAAATGCTCTATAAAATAATTACCTCCCCAAATGATTTGGTTTTTACTTACTCTTTTTAATTCTTCAAAATACTCTTTTTTAGGAATTTCATTATCCCAATCCTTATTAGATATATTATTTAGTCTTTTATTTTTAGTAACACCTATCCCATAAGGTGGGTCAACTATTGCTAAGTCAAAATGATTATCTTCATACCTAGCCATTAACTCCATATTACATTCGTTTGTTATATTCATTTATTCATATTCGTTTGGCAGCATTAGTCTGATACCCAAGTCAGTCATAGCCCACATTCTTATTTGGTCTGCATATATCTCAAAGGCTTTGCTATCCATTCTAGCTGTAGACTTAACTGTTTGTATTGCTACTGTTCTATCGTTTAGTTCTATACTATTCCATTCACTTGAGAACTTTACCTTTAGCAAATCGTGAATTTCGTCAGGGTAGTAGCCTAGTTCGTTTGATAGTGTCTGAACTATACAACTCCAATAATAGTTATTCTGCATATTGCTTCTTGTGTTTCTTTGTTTCTTTACATCTACTAAATAGTCATTACCTAATTCCTTTAAATAGTTTATCAGAGTTTGCTTATCTTTATCACACTTTATAACGAACTTCAAAATAATTCTTTTTGTGGTTGTTTTTTGTTTATCCTTTCGGTCGCTATGTTAAAATACTTTTCATCTTGTTCAATTCCTATAAAGCTTCTGTTTAGGTTTTTGGCTGCTACCCCTGTACTTCCTGAGCCCATTGTAAAGTCTAAAACTGTTTCATTTTCATTTGTGTAGGTTTTTATTAAATACTCCATTAAGGCTACGGGTTTTTGTGTTGGATGCAATCTGTTTAGGTGGTCAGTAGGGAAGTAAATATAACTTTCCGCATAGCTTCTATCCTTCTCAAAATCCTTACCATAAAACAAAGTAGTATTATCATTCCTTATTTCTTTTTGGTTTTCAGATTTTTGAGTTTTAGGCATTTGACTTCTTGCTTTTCTTTTTGTTTTTTGTGAGTTGTAAGTGTATTTTAACTTAGAATTATGTGTAGTCCCACCTTTACTGAAAATCATAATATCCTCGATAGTTTTTCGTGGTTGTGTTTTAGCGTGTATAAAATTACTACACTTGTCTTTATGCCATTTTATGTCGTATTTATAATCTTTTAAGTTACTTATTCTTAAAGTACTACTAAATGGCTCTTGTCCAAAAAGGACTATAGCTCCACTCGGTTTAATGATTCTATTCAGTTGCTCCCACATTAGCTTAAAGTCTATTACACTATCCCACTTACAAGCAGTAGTTCCGTATGGTGGGTCTGTTATGATGGCGTCAATACTTCCTGAAGGAATTGACTTCATTACTTCTAAGCATTCTCCGTGTCTTAACTCTATTTTCATATTAAAATAATTTAGTTTGGTCTTCTGCTTTGTTTATTCTATCGGTTGCTATCTTAAAGTAATTATCATCCATCTCAATTCCTATGAAGTTTCTGTTTGTATTCTTTGCAGCAACTCCAGTAGAACCTGAACCCATTGTGAAGTCTAAAACTGTTTCATTCTCATTAGTATAAGTTTTTATTAGGTACTCCATTAAAGCAACAGGTTTCTGCGTTTTATGAAAAGTCTTACCCTCCGATTCTGCTGTTTTAAAATACATAACATCTCTAGGATATCTAGCACCTTCTGACCTTCCTTCTGACTGATTATAGTTACCATATACATCATCTTTTGATTGCTTCTTCCTAATGCCTTTATTGTAAGCCTCACCTTTAGACATTTGCGGATTGTAAAACGGCTGTTTCTTATAGAATACACTGATATTCTCCTTTGCTCTTAGGGGTTGTTTTTTAGCATTTAGAAAGTTTGTAGCTTTTGACTTCTCCCATACCCAGTCATATTTATAGTTTTTAATATTACTCATCCTTAAAGCACTGCTAAAAGGCTCAGAACCAAATAACACAATAGCACCGTTCGTTTTAATGATTCTATTCAGTTGCTCCCACATCAATTCAAAGTCTATTACATTATCCCATTTACAAGCTGTTGTTCCGTAAGGTGGGTCTGTTATAATAGCATCTATACTTTTATCAGGAATAAACTTCATTACTTCAAGGCAATTACCATTTCTTAAGTCTATCATTTAATCAAAGGATTCATTGATTCCCCTTTCTCCTACTAGCTTTTCTTTTGCTCCTGCCCATAGCTTATCTCTATTCTTAGTTAGACTAGGCTCTGTTCTTTGAAGTGTTGGTATTCCTTCTGTCGGTTCGCTATCCATATACTTACCGCATTCACATTCTGCTTCTTTTGCTACCCAAGCACCATCTCTGTAGACTATTGTAGCTTTAGATAGTTCTTTAGTCTTTCCACATTCGCAAGTGTATAGTGTCATCTCTTTAGCTTATCAAGTTCAAACTCTAAGTGATTAATTGCTTTCTGTATACACTCAATAGGAGAGTCGTGTTTCCTTTCAGCTCTTAAAAGATATGTAACTGCCGTTCCTACGTTATAGCTAAGTTCAAAACCATCTACTACCTTTCTAGCTTCATATCCATTCGTTCCTATGTAGTAACTAGGGATTCTATTTTCTTTCATTTATTCTGTCGTGTGCTAGTCCTCCTGTTCTTGTTTCTACCTTATCCATTTTCCACACTATCTTTTCATTTGTTTTATTTCTTACCTTTCCTTCTATGATACTTAAAAGAATAACAAAGAAAAAGAATATAGCTGTTAAGATACCTAGTATTGTAAATATTATCATTTGCTTAATAGTTTTAGTAATTGCGAACTCGTAAAAATCCTATCATCTCCATCATAGTTTTCATAAATCATTGTGAAATTGTCATCTTTCCAAGTCCATAGACTTCTAACATTCTTTTTAATATTGTCTTTCAATATCCACTTAATTGTTTTGTATGTTCTTTCTAGTTCGGCCATATTACTATTATATTCATTATTACTATTTTAGTTAATTGTATTGGGGAGGTAACCACACCCCCCCTCTACTATGCAGGACTGAAAAATTAAAAGCCTTTTAGGTCTTACCCTATATTTATTATTAATTGTTTCCTGCATTTTCTTTATATATCTTTTTTATACCATCAAAACAAGCTGCTATACAGCTACCACAATTAGTACCTGTTGAGTAGTTAGTATTGTATATTACATTGTAGAGTTGTATCATCTTACTTTTTGCTTGTTGGTCTTTTGCTCTTCCTGTTTTTAAGTCATCCCATAGAATTATAATCTCTGCAATTATTTCTTCAGGTATATCAGTTCTAACTTCTACCTCTACTGTCTTACTCCAATAATTCTTAGGACATTCCATTGGTGCTATTCGTGCTTTGACTTTCATAAAACAAAGACAAACTTTGCAATTTCCTAATACGCTAGAATAATAAGAACAGCCTTTACAGATACTTATTCTATCTTCATATATATCTTTAGGTACAAAAAATTTATTCACTTAGTTTATATTTTAATTGTACTCTTACTTTATCTATTGTAGTAAACAAGCTGTTTCGACTAATTCCTGTCTTCTTCGCTAGTGAGTCAAGCGTATTGTTCTCGTGGTAGTATAACTGAAATACTTTAGTATCGTACCAAGAAAAGCTTTCTAAAGCTTTGTCTATCTTTTCAAGGCTAGTCCATTGATAATCGTCTACTAATTCATTAGGCAAGTTGTAAAGGTGTTTAGAAGGTATTGTTTCCCCTGAATCCATTTCATCATAAGTAACAGCACTTGTCAAGCTGTCTATGTGTGTGTAATACTTCTTGTATTTATAGTAGTAATTACTTCTCGGACTTGTTAAGGCACGTCTTAAAGCTACTGCTCCATATCTTGTAACACCATCTATACCATCAGTATCATAAATAGTCTTTAATGTATTAGGATTCATTTGCATTAGATAAAGCATCAGTTCTTGTACGCTTTCATTTACTTCATTCTCATCAGAGGTAAGTCCGTAAGCCATAGTCCTAAACTTATCTGTTAGCTTTGATATTTCTAAATATATCTCAGTCATTAATTGGTTCTATCTTATCAATCTTATTTACTGTGTCCTGTACTAATTCGTCCAAAACAACTCTGTAAGCTCTTACTACTGCTGAGTTGCTTTTAGTTTCTACTCCTGCAAAGAATCCATTAGTTGCAACTGCTAAGTTTATAGGTATAATAGTTAACCATTCCCAAAATAAATTTTCTTTAT